TATTTAACTTCTAAATCTTCGATGATTGTTTTCTTATCTATTTGAAGAGATTTTTCTTTATCATCTTCTATCTTAATAGATCTGTCGGCCCATATTTTTACTTTATCTCTAAATTCTTTTTGATCATCTTCGTCTAACATTTCATAAATAGCCTGGAACCTAGCTGATTGTGAAGAGGCTTTAGCAGCATTTTTCTTATCTGTTTCAGCCATAGTTTCTTCATCAGCTCCTTCTGGATAATCTGTTTTTTTAGGAAGAACATTAAAGGATCCTTTTCTTACTTCTTCCCAGATTAAATTTTGATGAGCAACACCTTTATTATAATTATCATCTGTATCTACATATCCAGAAAATAAATAATTTTTATATTGTTGTATTACTTCTGCATCCCAAGCAGCAGACCATTTAATAATTTGATCAGCAGTAAGATTTTGATCAATCATCTCTTGTCTTATTCTAATTTTTTCTGCTAATAAATATTTATCTACAGAAATTTTAACTGTTTCATTGCCAACTATAATCTCAATTTCTGCACCTAAATTAACAATTTCTTTTATTCTATCAATGTGATCATAGCCATAAGCAACAGCAGTAGAATTTTGTTTTTTCTTATGATCTTTAACTAAAGTATCTGCATAAGAACTATAATAAGAATTGGCAGTTGTTGCTAATTTTGCATTAGCTGCAATAGCAGCATCTGCATCTAAAGGTAATAAAGCATCCGAGTAACCATCTACAACAGCATCCAATCTATTTTTATATTGATCCAATGTCATTGGAGTACCTTTAGTATTTAAAAGATGAGCCTCTATTCTTAAATCCATAAAATCTTTTTGAGCATGGATAGCCATCTCTCCAGCTAAAATATTAATATGAGTAGCTCTAATAGCTTTGCCAAAAGTAGTTGTTTTATTTCCACCTACTAAATTTTCTCTATCAGTAGGATTGGCTAAATAAAATTGTTCAATAGATATAGGATTTTCTGCTGCAAATTTTTTTCCCTTTTCTTCCATCTCAACATCCAAATTTTTTATAGCAAAGGTATTAATAGCATCTAATCTTTGGTTAAGACTTTGCCATCCAGATGCCATCACTTGATGTTGAGGGAAACTAACATTAGGAATTGATATTCCTTCTACTAATCCACCTCTATATATTTTTCTTTGTGTTGCCATTAGTTTTTCAAAGCCTTATTTTGTGTTGTTGTTAATGGGTTTGTGGTTGTAGATGTTGGTGTAAAAGCTCCGGTTAATCCTATTGTACCTATATCGGTTCCCAATCCTGTAATAGCATTAAGGATACCAAATTTTCCAGCCATCTTCCCAGCAGTTTTTAAATTAGTAAATTGTAAGATGCCAAGATTGTGCATTAACTCCTGGTTAATTCCAGCTAATCCAAAATCTTCTGAACCAGATCTTAAAGTTACCCATTGATTAGTTAATAAAGATCCTTCATTAGTTAATACACCACCAGCACCTCCACGAGCAATAATAGCTGATAGAGCCTCATTCGTTGCTGATAAAGCATCAACTCCTTTTTCTTTAGCCTCAATTCTTTTTTCTTTATATTGTAATAATACTATATCTGCTTGAGCATCATAGTAGGCTTTGGTTGCCATACCTTGCATATATGTGCCATAAGCCTTCATTGCACTTGAGGCTACTGCTACTACTGTCCACCAACTCATTGTCCTACACTCACTTTATATTCTAATCCCAATAATGTAAAAAATAATGGAGCAGATTGGGAAATTGTTATCTGGCCCATTCGATTAAATCCTAACATAGGTTTCTTCCTTTTCCTTCCTGTAAAAAAAGCAGCAGCAGTAAATGGTATATCATTACCATTGATTGTCATATTTTGTGATAAATATAATTGAGCTGTTGTTTCTACAATTCTTTTCTTTTGAGCTATTATATTTCCACTTGGTAACTTTAATTCTACAGGCATTGTTTTAATTGTTGGAGTATAATCTAATCCTATCTCCAAAAAAATACTTGCTGTACTATCGGTTGTGATTGCTCCAGAAGAAATTACTTTATCATTTTGCATTGCATCATCAGCAGCAATCTTAACTGTCTTACCTTCTAAATGTCCAAGCCCAGATACAGATGTTGATCCAGGAAGATCACCAGCTATTACAGTATATTGAACAGCAGCATCTGTAGTGTAATCATCATTGAAACATTCTATATAATATTTATCTGTTGGAGTTTGTGTAAAATTGGTACAAGTTATTCTTGTATTATCAGAAGAAGTTATAGTTAAATTATCTCCACCCACTACTGCCCTCGTAACTGTAATTACATTAGCAGCCGGATTTGGAGCTGAATATCCAGACAAAGCATTAATACCAAGAACTCCACCACTTCCTACAGCAATATTATCTGCTACATCATTATTCGTTCTTGAACCACCAACTGAAAATTCTAAAGCTCCAGCCGGATCACTATTAGTAGCTGTCATAGTTGTAGATGTACCAGCATGATCTGTAATTGTTATGGTGCTACCTACTGCAATATTGGCTGCATCTGTTACTGTAATTGTTGCAGTAGCTGCTGCTGTAGTAGGTATTGATCTTTTAACTACAAAATAAATTACATCAACATCAACAGCGACATTCATAAAAGATCCATCGGTTGTTGAAAGTGATGGAGCTATTACATTCTGTCCTTTTAAAATAGAATAAGTAGCAAGAGATCCATCATAAGAATTAACTATTAATAATAAATCACCATCATCGGTTGATGTAGCTCTTCTTAAAGCCATATCAGTAGGAGTAACAAGTAGGTGAGAACTCAATAGAGAAATATTGTTAGAGATATACGAGAGTTCTACATCACTAAATAAAAATTCTCTTAATGATTTTCCGGATCTTTGGATAAAAAGAGTACCACTCTCTGCTCCCACCGGCTTGATACCTTCTTTAGATCCTCTACGAGTTGCAGTTTGCACTACAACATTAGATGGTGTGATAGGATCTAATTCAGATTGGGGTAAGAAAAATTCACCACCTTTGGTGAACACTTGTAAATCTCTACCGGAAAACATACCGGTTATTGCATTAACACTATCTGTTGCTAGTGTTGCCTCTATACTGTCATCATCCAATCCTTCTCCAGGATTGAAATCAAAATAATCTGAAACACGAGAACCCCATATAGTATTTGGTCTTGATTTAGAACCACCGAACCATAGCCTACCTTCGTGGAAGGTTACAGATCTTGGGTATCCATAAGTTACACTCCAGGTATCTACATAATCTACTTCTAAAACCCAGGAACCAGATGCGATTGCATTTGTATTAAAAAAAGGGATTTCAACTATTGCCTCAACTACTGTTGCAGAAGTGTATCCTGTAATTCTTGCTCTACCAAGTCCATCATTAGCCTCAACATAATCTCCTATATTACCAGCAGCAAAGACAGATCCTCCTCCAGCAGTTAAAGTTATATTACCATCAACAGCAGAGGGAGTTAATGTTTGTGCTGGTGCTGAAGTTGATAAACTAAAAGCATACATTGGTGTATGATCAAAAGTAATATTAGAAATTGTCCAATCTGTATGGGATGCTCCTCTTACTATTTTTTTAGGAGCCATATCTTCTTGTACTATAATTAAAGTATCAGCAGATTGTGTATAATCCATTGTTGGAATATTTGCTGTAGCAATCGTTGTAGTTAAATAATCATTACCAGAACTATTAATATTTGTTTGAAGAACTTTATCTTTATAAATATACATTCTGTTATTTACAAATAACAGCATATAACTTTGTGTTGTTGAATATTCAAAAGGAACTAATCGACATCCATTTTGAGGAGCAGCAGCAGATGGTATTTCTCCAATATACTGTAGTCCTGGCCTACGAGTTACTCCACCTTGAGGCTGGATTAAAACATTTCTAGCTTGAGCTAATGCGTTATAATATTGTTCAATATCAATACGAGCATTAAGTAAAGGATCAACTTCTCCTGTTGTAAAATTGGATTGTAGTCCTATCACTCTGCTCATTATCTAACATCTGTTAATGGAAATTCTAAAATTTGGTATGGAGGTTTCCCTCTTGCATCAGCATTACAAGCCTGTCTAAAATATCCACCCCTTCCATTTTCTGTTGCTGGGCCTATTGCTATATTTTTCCAATATTCTGCTTTAGTTATTTGATCAGTTACCGGTTCAGCTAAATGCCAAGCCATCATATAAACAAGTAGCTGCACAAAATAAGAAGGCATTAATCCCTCTGTTACTGCACTTGTTATGTAATCAATATAAATTGTTTTTTCATTTGTAAATATAGCTGGGCCAGAGGTAGTATAAAAAATCTCAAAAGATCTAATTGGTGAAGAACCGGTACTACCTGTATTATAAACCTGGAATGGTTGAGCAGCTACAGCAGTAGAAGGTAAATCATATCGATAAGTCCACTCTCCTATTGGAGCTGTTGAAGATTGTGCTAATTGTAATTTTGTAAATGCAAAACTCCATTGATACATTGATAGAGTTTGTCTTTTAACTGTTTCGTAAATATTATTACATACAGCAGCAGCATCATTAGATGTATCACTAAATGATGAAATTGTATCAGCTCCCAATAAATTCAGAGCTTGGTTACATATCGTTACATTTGTTTCACCACTTGCCATATTTTTTTCAATTCATATTCTTTGTTAAGAATAGGCCCTTATACAGGGCCTATCCTGTTTTACTATTAGTCTGTGTCTGCAACTGTAATTGCTGTACCATCGGATACATCAACAACACTAGATGCGTTTGATAAAACTATTACCAAACTAGCAGTAGGTGTTGCGCTATCACGAATATACATCAAGTCGCCAACTTTCAATAAATCACTAGCTGAATTAAAATATCCAGAAGTATTTACTGTAGCGATTGCATCAGCAGAAGTGTAAGCCCACATTTGTGGAGCATTACCAGCTTTAGATTGACCTCCAATAGGTGTCAATCCTGTTGCACTATATGCCATAAGTATATCTCCCTATTGTTATTCTCGACAAGTTATTTCTGTTATACCTTCATCATCGATTGCGATTGATCCAGCAGAGAACATACTGTTCACCAAGAAAGAAGTTTTCTCTGGAACATAGTTGATCTCTGTTTTTTGGGCCATATTTTCGGCCACACCAATAGCAGATCTGTGGAAAGCATAAACATTTCTGTCGTTTGAACCATCAATAGACAAGCCTCCTTCATCTCTATCACCAATAGTTATGAACTTGAAACCTAGAAAGGAATTAAGCTCACCGGACACAAGTCCTTTTATGGATGCATAGTCGCCACTAATTGCTCTTTCATCGCCTAATAAACCGGCTAATGAATTTGCGTGGATCAAGATTGTTCTGTCATCTAAAGGAACATTTTTAGCATCCATTGCTTTTTTAGCAGCAATGAGCTTTCCAACATTCAAGTTTGATGCAGCAGCAGTTCCTGAAGTAACAACTGTATTTGCAACTGTGTTTGGTGAAGAGGCTCCGGAAAGAGCATCTATGATAAGTTGGTCTAATCTTCGGCCAATAGCTTTCGATACTACTTGTACTAATTCCGATCTTTCATCAAAATTAACTTTCGCTTGATGAAATATATCTGAATACTCTGCTGCATTGTAATCTGACATTGTAGCTGTAACTTGTGAGTAAGTTACATTCAATGGAGTTACATCAGTTTGAGGTATTCTTACAGTAGCAGATCCTTTACCTAGTTTTGGAAATTTATAAGTATTTCCAGATACACCAGATCTTAATCTAACAGCACCTCTCAAGACACTTTCTGCTTGAAAAGCCTGTTTAACTTCTGCATCGAAAAGAGTTACAAAAGCATTTGTTATCGATTGTGCCATCGTTTTCTCCTTAATTAAACATTAATAAACATCAGTTGTCTGGAAAAGCCAGGCTGAAAAATGGTGTCTTAATTCCACCAGCCAGAAGGCCAAAAAGAAATTCGGTTATCTTCAATTAGATAACTATAAAATTTTAAAACAAAAGTAAAGAGGTAAAATTAAATATTATTCATAAGCTCTATAAATTCTATAATAACAACCAAACCTAACTCGATTGCAAGAATAGTATGGTAAATGTGCCAGATGATACCATTACCTTTTTTCTTTCTCACTAGATTTCCCCTGTGCTTGTAGCAACACCAGGATATGCTTTAGCAAAATGCTCCTCAACTTTTCGTCTAAATGCCGGATCTGTTTTATATTTAGGATCAGCTACCATTGATTGTAACTCTTCCTTGCTTGGCATTCCATCAGCATTAATAGGAGTTGTTGGTATTGTACTCTCTCCATAATACTTACGAATTTTATTTAAAGCATTAATACCATTGGCAGTAGCAGCAAAGATTTTAAACTCTTCAAAATCACTTTCACTCCATACTCCTTTAGATACTAATCCTTTACCCCAAGTAGAAATCCCTTGAATGACTTGATCAGCATTAGGCCCAAGAGCTTTTCTTTCTTTATCATCATCAATTCTCTCTGCCTCTTGTTGTTTAGAAGTGATCTCTCTAAATTGATTAACAAGTTTATCAAAACCAACTTGAGTAGGTTTGTTATCTTTAGCCCACTCCATAAACATATCGGCTATTTGATCACCTTCCTCAATACCCTCTAAAGCAGATACATCATATTCTTTAGGAGCTTTATGCTTACCCATCGAAAATGCTTTCTGCAATTCTTTATAAGAAGTATTTAAGTCCTCAACTTTTACACCAGACTTTTCATCCCAGAATTTTTTTTCTAGGTACTCTGGTTTTTCAAGTTTGACTTCTTCTTTCTTTTCTTCTGAAGGAACATTCGTTTGTTCCTCAATCTTATGAGGTATATCTTCTGGTTCTTTTTCTTTTTCATCAGTTTTTAAACCAGATAATAAACCTTCTTGTTTTTCTTCTACTTTTTCTTCAACTTTATTTTCTTCTTCAGCCATTGTTCTTCGCCCTCTCTATGCGTGTTTGAATATCTCTGATCACAGAATTTTGGCCCTCTCTTGCGTATCCAAAAGAAGGTTCACTTCCAGGTATCCATGTTGTTTGTTTTAATGTTTTAGATATTAAATATTCCAAAACCTTTTTACCATCTTTAGTATTAAAGGTTCTAGCAATAGCAACATCTATTTCCCTTTGGTCATCTTTAGGTTTGTTACCTAAAACTTCTAATCCTTCCCATCCAGGGAGATTAATATCTCCATCAGCCATTATGCCATCGCCTCTTGCTCAACAGCAGTTGCTGGTTCTTGAGGAGGAGGGTTTTGATTGGGAGGATCTGCCGGAGCTGCTGGAGCACCACCTTGTCCATTAGCTTGTGCACTCATCATTTGTTGCGACATTTCCATAGCTTGTTTTTGTATCATTTGTTTTTCTTCTTCAGTAGTTCTTA